CCGAAAAGTCGATGGCCGCGCTGATCCCGACGACCGCGCGGTGCTGGTAGTATCCGATGTCCAGCTGGATGTTGTCGTGCGCGGGCGGCACCCACGCGCCGAACAGCGCGGCCTGCGTCTTGGTGTCGTGGTAGAGCGTGGGCGTGATCGTCAGGCGGCCAGTGGGTGCGAAGTTGAACTCGGCAGCGTACACGTTGCTCGAGCGCTGCGCATACATCTGCGCGTCGAGCGTCACGTTCAGCCAGTGGGCCGCCGCCACGTTGAGCGGCACCTCGATCCCGATGCGCCCGGTGTCGTCTTTACGCGACAGTTTCACCGATGTTTTGATCGTGTCGTTGTCCGCCAAGCGGAACTTTGCAGCCCAGTTGTCCTCGTCGCGGTCGATCTCGACGCCGCCGGCCACGCCGATACGGATCTCGCGGCCATCTGTGCCCATCTCGGGCTGCAAGACGAACTGGGGCACGACTTCCGGATCGCTACCGACGCCGGGCCGGTCAGCGCTGATCTGCTGGGCGTGCGCGGCTGGCGCGGCAAGCAGCAAGAGCGCGAAGGACAGGCGGGCTTTCATGGGCCCGCCTATACCATGCCAGCGCCGGATTTACCACCGGCCCTTGTGCGTCACAGGATGCGCGCCTCATCTGTGTCGGCAAGATTGGGCTCGTAAACTTCGCGCTCTATCAAGCTGGCCAAGTACGACGTATCGACCGAGATGTTGTGCGGCAACAGCTCGTCGCTGTACTCGTCGGCCTGATCCCGCAGCCACGCCACGATCTTGGCGCGTGTCTCGCGCCGCCCCTCGTTGTACCACCAATCGAGCGTGGGTCCGTTGTTCTCCGCACGGTTCAGCATGATGGCCGCGTGTGTCATGTTGCGCGCCTTCAGCTTGGCCTTGATCCCAGCGACGTGGTTGTTCACCGTGCGCTCGGCCAAGCCCAGCTGGTGGCTGATCTGCTTGACCATGTACCCTTCCCCAATGAGCCGCAGCATCTGCTTCTGGCGGGGGGTCAGGGTGTCGATCAGGTTCACTGGGTTTTCGTTTTCCATGTTCTCTCTCACGTCAGGGGTGCGTTAGGGTAATATCCCCTATTCATAGCCGTAGTCGATGCCGCTGAGCACCCAAGCGTAAATCGCGGCCTTGGCAATCGCGCGCAGTTCATCGTGCGTCAGTTCGCCCACCCGTGCATCAGGGTCCAGATGCCGCCTGATCGCGTCTCGGATGTTGTTGGCAGTCGTATCGATGCGGTCCATTTTCTCAGTCACGGCAGGATTGTCCAGACTATCGCGACGAGGGTTCCGATCATGCAGAACAGCGTAGAGAATACCACTGCGACTGCAACGCGGCTCCCAGTCTCCGTGTGGATGGGACCATTGGCCATGATGTAGAATGTCGTGGCGGGCCACAGGAACGCCAAAGCGGTGGCGAACAACTTAGCTACAAAATATGCCATCACTTGCTCCTCAATGGCAGCGCCCGGATGCGATCCGTTGCCGATTCCAAATCCCAAAAGTCATCAGCCTCTTTCGCTGCACGCTCGCGCATGTCGCGCACCGCGTCCTCGAGGACTGAAGGGTACAACTGCGTCAACGCCTCGATAAACGCACGCGCGGCCTCGTCGGGCTGGTCTCGCCACGCCGGATCCATGTCAATCGTGCCGTCCGCTTTGAACACGATGCTCTTGTCCCCCAGATGGAAGACTACGTTCGAGGACCTGATGTCCCGGATGCGGTATTTGTCAGTCATGATGTCGACTCCTTGTGGGCGCTGGCGCATTCGGGGGACTGCACGGCGTGGCCGCATGATGCAGGGCCCTCCGGGAGGGGCTGCCAGTGGGTCACGGCTCCATCATGAAAACCGAAAGGCGTTTCCTCAACCTCAAACTGAATTGCATCATCGAAGGCACACCAAATGGCTCCATCATATTCGGCGGGATAGGCCGGCGTATCGCTGCTCCACCCTCCCCTGCAAAACCAAGCCTGTATGGCCATGCCATTGGCATAGATGAGTATTTCCGTCCCATCCCTCGGCGCGCTGTCAATCGGCCTCCACTCGCGCCCAGCCCGCAGCGCGCGGATCACGGCGGCGGACTGCCCCCATATCGTCACGACATCCGCTGCCTTACCGGCTTTGCCAAGTTCATCCAACCGCGCCAGCAGATCGTCGATGTCAGTCATGATGTCGGCCCCTGCATTGGATTGGGTTTGCACGAAACGCACGAAGGCACGTGCGGACCCATCACGGAATGACAGCGCGGGCATTCCCACCCTTGAGTTGCTGGCCGCTGCGGTGTGGTCCAGATGGGGGCTGTTGTGGGTAGCTGGCGACGATAAAGCCGGCACCCGACGCTACAGCGCGGGTCAGAGCATGAGCAGTACAACATCGAATTGTTAACTTTCGTCATGACATAGCCTTCCTGTATTTGCCCAGAGTCTCGTCAAGCCCGCAAGAGCAATCCCACCCGCATTTGTCGTCGTGGAGTTGCTCGAGGCGGAAGCCTATTAGCTCCTCAGCAGCCTCCAGCGCCGCGATGATGTCGGGCACGGACTTGATGATAGTGGCCGTCGCCGGCATCCCGCAGTCGTTCCGGAGCCAGCTATAGCTTGCGGCCATCGGCTGCTCACGCTTCAGCATTTCAAGCAGGGTCATCAGCTTGTCCTTTCAGGACTGCGGAAACAACTTCCTCTCGCTTAACCAAGCCGCAAAGTTGATTGTCCTGCAACCACTCCAACGCTTCCCGCAGCCGCGCTATCTCACGGTTAGCCTCGGCCAGATGATCCGCTGGTACCCAAGCGCCGGGGCCGCCTCCGGGCATCGCGGCAATGGCGGCGCGGGCGCGTGACCCGTATGACGAAAACGCATACAGCGCGGAGCTGCAAATTTTGATACCGTCCATCTCCGCCAAGGCCCGCGCGACCCGCTCCACGGCGTCTGGCGCTTCGGCAGGCCAGTACGTCTTGCCCGGCGCATGAAAGCCGTCGCTGCAAAACACGTTAGCAGGATCGCCGCAAGTCGGGCAGTTGTCGGGTTTTGTGGCTGGCGTTGTTTCGACCAAATAAACGGGCGCTTCGGTGGTGGGGGTCATGGGTTCCTCGCTTTCAGGGCTGCTGCGCAGAGGGCTAGGGCTGGGGTGGCGGCGCGAATATAATCGGCGCGAACGATTGAACGCTGATTATTGCCCACAACGGCATCAGGATAACCGTCCAGCGTATCAACGGAAAAAACCCACCCCTCCGGTACCAACGTCAAAGCGGCGTCGGTGCTGCCGGTAAAGCGCAACGATGAACCAATAGAGCCGTCCGGGTAAGTAAACATCCACATGCCGCCAGATTCATCGGAAAGCCCTTTGATGCAGCATCGATGTCTGCCGGTAAAAATTGCATCAGCGATGGCGTCATCCAATTCCCGATCCGGCCCGGTAGCGGCCTCCACGCGCGCAATGAGGTCTGACAGGTCAGTCATTGGGGTGCTCCAAAAGATAGGCGCGGACAGACATTCCCAATGGCGTCAAACGAACGCGCTCGTGCCCGGTCCGTAACGGTGCAGCCATTTCAAGAATTGACGGCGGCAACCATATTACTCGGCCGGCAATCGCCCTTGATGCCCAGATATCGGACAAAATCATGATTGCGTACCGCTGCGCCTTCGTCAGCCGCCGCGCTACAGCTTCAACTTCGTCAGTCATTTCGTCACCTCGATCACGCTGGCGGGGTCGAATTCGGGAGTCATCTCCCGAAACGTGGATTGGCGGTATCCGTCCACAAACCCCTTGGCGTATCCAGCCTTCGCAGCATCCTCTGCCAGCGCGCGGCAGGCAGCGAGGATGGCGTTTCGTGCTTCGTCCCATGCGGTAGGCGAATACGGCAAATTGTCTGGGATGCCAGCTAGGCGCAAGATCGCCTCGGCGTGCTTCTCAAGGTCAACAGTCACGGCCAATCTCCTTCTTGTACTGCGCGAGGGCGGCGCGAAAAAGTTGGTCGTCCCTAACAAACATCAGCACACAACTGAGTATCCGCTTCACCGCCTCCTCGTCAGGATCGACGGGTGGCTTCTCGTGCCTCACGATCATGCGGGCGAGGACTTTGGTTGCGCCGCTTTCGTTCCCGTAAAGGAGACAGCCAAGTGCCTCGTTCAGCCGCTTCGCGGCCTCGTCCAGCGCCCACCGGGGGATTGCATCATCTTCCATATCAAAACCTCAGATCTTCATCGGCCCAGTCGTATACGTCCCAGCCGAAATTCACCCACAACCATTGCCGGAGGCCCGGCGCGATCACTCCCAGTCCTCCCGGATGAATTTGACCGCCGCCGCCGTGTAGACAATGGCACCCAGCAGCTCACGCGCGGCCGCGTCACCCTCGCCCCGGCCCAGCATACCCACGGCCTCGGTGATCTTCTTGATCGCCTGCCCGGTGGGGAAGCCAATGCCGGTGTCGCGGACGGCCCTCAGTGCTTCCCGCTGCCGCTCGACTTCGGCTTCCAGCACCTTGATCCGGGCCAGCATGATCTCCTCGGGGTAGACGATCTTAAACATTCTTCTCTCCCGCCGTGTTGACCAGCTTGTTGTCGCGCCAGTCCAGTTTCCAGTTGGCAAGCAGCCGGTCGGTGTTGACCACGATGGGCGCGGTCAGTTCCTGCACCAGTTCGACGGCCTCTTGGTCCGTCAGGAAATCGGCCCGGACAACCGCTGCGATCAATTGCATAAGCGTCATGCGCTTCACTCCCCGCACACTTCGACGATACGCTGCCACGCCTTGTTGGCCTCGTACACGGCTTGCGCCCCGGTCAACTCGCCCGTGACCGCGCTGGCGCGACGCAGGACAAACTCTTCAACAAAAGCCGCGTGCTGGTTGTGCGCCGGCTGGCTCCCGGTGGTGTTGGCCGAGATCTTCTCGAGGGCGTGGTTCAGTTCGATTTCGAGGGTGACCGCGCGCGCTTCGAGGTTCTGGATGTACATGCGTTGCTCGTCGATAATGGCCGACTTAGCGTCTACCCGCACCGTCTCGACGTTCTCGGACGCCGTCACGCCCGGCTCCGCTTGCGGGGCGAACGTGTAACCCAAACTGAGGAGTTCGTCGTGTACGCTGGTGCAAGCCTTCTGGATGGTGCCGATGCCCACGCCGTAGGTCAGCAGATTTTTCAGATCACCGACTGCGGCGAACTGGCCGGCGGTGGCGATGTTGTGGTGCGCGAAGGCTTTGCGCATATTCGGTGTCAGAGACTTCAGGCGTTCCAGCGGAACATCCGTCCAATTCGCAAATTCATCAATCATCTTGGTCATAAAACTCGCCCTTCTCTTGCGTATACCAAACCAACAATGGTGTGCAGGTTCTGCCTGCCTAATGAGCAATAGTGACTATGCCGGGGCCTTGCAACCGAAAAAATCGTCCCCCCGGATAAAAAGTTGGAGGCCCCCTAACGGAATTTTCAAAACCGTTCCGATTTTCCCAAAAAGGATTTTTCGGGTTCCGAGATTGGCCTTTTATATTGGCGCGCGGGGGCGCGCCCGCGCGTATGCGCCCGTACGTGGCCGTGCGCGCGCGCGCCCGTGCGCCCATGCGTGCGCGCCCGTGCGCCCATGCGTGCGTGCCCGTGCGCCGCCGCGCGGGCACAGATAGGATACCCGCGCCTGTATGCGCCCATGCCCGCACCGCCGGGCGCGCGTCGCGTTGAAACCCGCGCGCCCATGCCCGCGCCCACGCCCGCACCGCCGGGCGCGCGTCGCGTTGATACCCGCGCGCCTATCATACGCGCCGGGTGGCGCGTTGCGCGTCGCTGGCAATCTTTGGCCATGAATACGCCGAAATTTGCGATTTAAGCCTCATACAAGCGTTTTTCTACCATTAGGGGTATCTGTAGTGCCCCGCGCGCCTCTTGCGCCTGTACGGGGCTTAAAATGGAAATTGCGAAATATCGCATGAACGGCTTTGCAATCGCGTCGGGCACCAGACGCACAGACGCACGGCGCACAGACGCACGGCGCACAGACGCACGGCGCACAGACGCACGGCGCACAGACGCACAGACGCACAGACGCACAGACGCACAGACGCACAGACGCACAGACGCACGGCGCTAGGCGCACAGACGCACGGCGCACAGACGCACGGCGCACAGACGCAGGGCGCACAGACGCAGGGCGCACAGACGCACGGCGCACAGACGCACGGCGCACAGACGCAGGGCGCACAGACGCAGGGCGCACAGACGCACAGACGCACGGCGCACAGACGCAGGGCGCACAGACGCAGGGCGCACAGACGCACAGACGCAGGGCGCACAGGCGCGCCTATGGCGGCCCCCTAGGGCGGTTTATGGGCAGGCATGGCGGAGCCCCTCATGGTGCGATCCTACGGCAAAGCGTCATAGGGGAAAGCGTAGGCGCAATGGCCTAGGCTTGCCGCTAGGGCGCGATAAACGCGAAAAGCGGGGCCGGTTAAAGCCCCGCTAGTCGCGCCGTCTGTGCGGTGTCAGTTTAGGTCAAAAGCCGCGTCAAGAATATCGTCACATTCGAAACCCGCCTCTAGCAGTAGGTGCGCCGCTATTTCCGGGTTTTCCCGCACGAGCGTTAGCATAGTGTCAAATTCCCTATCATCGGGCGCGCCTAGGGGCTTGCGCGCGTATCCATCGCGCCAATCGTCCATGGTTTGACCATATGGCCCCATAAAGTACCCGTAATCGCCAGCATCCCCCGGCTTTCGGTCTATGGTCAATTCGCGCCAATCCAGCACTAGCATTGCATCGCGCAACGCCGTTACATGGGGCACGTTTAGCGTTTCGCGCGGCCCATGCTGGCCAAAGTAGCCTACAGACAAATTCGTACATTCGGGCACTAAATCGGCATATTCGTTCGTATCTGTATAAACGCCCGTATCGTCGGGCTTGTAAGTGAACCGGGGATTTATTGCGTTTAGGCAACCCGCCAAGGAATTCGCGAACGTATCGCTTGCCGTCATGCCGTACGCTTGATGCGTTATAACGTCCGAAAAGCCCGCGCGATCAAAAGCAATCGCCGCCGTTATGTCGCGCAATAGGGCCGGGTTACTCTTGGCAATCCATTTCGATCCGAGGCACCCGACTTCCTCCCCCCGATGAAACACGTATAGGCCGGGACGATTGGCCGCGATCATGCAAAGCATGATCCAAACGCCCGCGCCATCATCTGCCCCTAGGCATTGCCCCGGCTTGCCGCTTTCCAGCCCTAGCATGCCGGTAACAGCGTCATAGGCTAGGGGCTGGTGCCCTTCATAGCGTCCCACCGTATCAACGTGGCAGGAATACAGGACCGGGCTTGCGCCTATGGTCACATGGCGATTGCCGAAACCGTCGGATTCCATGCCGGGCACCTTATCCAGATATTCCTTAAGGAACCGATGTTCCGTCTCGCTGTCATGGGGACGCCCCCAAGAGAGAATATCGGCAAGTAGGGGTTCGGGGGCCGCAAAGCGTGCTGGTGCGCTGTAGGTGGCTTGCACGGGGCTTGTATGGGCTTTTGTCATGACGGGGTGATCCTTAAGCGTAAATCACGAAGGGGGTATGCGGGGGCGCAACGGTAAAGGTAGCAGCAACGCGCAAGGTAAAATCGGGCGCGCGCGCCGTTTCCGTTTCCGCTTCCGCTTCCGCTTCCGCTTCCGCTTCCGCTTCCGCTTCCGCTTCCGCTTTCAGGCGTTCATCAAGGGCCGCTTGCCGTGTTTCGGCGCAAGAGGCGCAATTGCTGCAATCGTCACCGTCATCGACAGCCACTAGGTCATCAACATGGAAATATTCGCTGCAATCCTCGCAACAGAACACTTCGTCTGACTTCCAATATTCGCCGCGCGATTCGACATAGACCGCGTCGATAGAATCGAGGTTGTCGCGGTAAACCGTGTTGTATCGGCGATAACCGTAAACCTCCACCATATCGCCATCGCGATAATAGCAATCGTCATAATCGCAACGCGACAAACGCTCGCTAATACATTGCGCGCACCACGTTTCATCCTGTGATTCGATCCACATTAAATCATCTTCTTGGGTATGGTCCCCGCAACAGTCGCACGAGTAACGCTCGCCGGTAGTGCCGTTAGTCTGTTGCGTGCAAAGATCGCCGCTTCCCAGAACCACATATCCGCCGTCAATTTCGGCCGCGTCGATGTTGTCAACGTACGGCATGACTATCGTGCCGTTGCTTTCAAGGTATTGAACGCGCGCCCCCTCTAGTGATCCTTCGGAATACCCCGCGCCCTGTAGCGCCGTTTCCATGCGCCGGACATCACCCGCATAAATGCGCCCGTAGCGCATCTTTTCGGGCCAGACCACGCAACGCGCGGTAATTTCGCCCGCTTCCAAGTCGCCAAGGAACGCAACGGCCAAGTCTGGCCCAGCGTACACGCGCGCCGGGTGACAGTAGCCCGCGAAGCACGAGGCGGCATGAGACATGCACGAGCGTGGCCCCTTGACATAAACCCGCTCAATCTCGTCGGCGTCACTGGTCACTTGCAGCGTTAGCAAGCCCGCCAGCTTGGCGCACTCGGTAGCCCACCGTTCCATCTCTTGCGCGGTAAGGTAATCGGCATAATACTTGTTAAGGAACCGGCCCGGTGTCATGCCCTTAGCTTGCACGTCTGCCTCGCCCTTGGCCGGGGTTTCAGTGAATGAAACCATGCCGGGGCTTTTCAGGCTCATATGGGCGAATAAGAGGGGGTGGGAATCCGCCCACGGTTCGAATTGCCAAGGAACGGGGGTATAGTCGCCCGTCGCAAAGCGTCGGCGTTCCCGGCGCGGCCAATCAACCGGAAGCGCCATAAACGCCCCATTGATAGGCGCATCAAGGGGGTGATCCGGGCGCGCTGGTGCGACTGGTACGCTTTCGGCCCCTAGCGGGCTTGGCCCGAATACTAACATCGCGTTGCAAGCCGCGCCTTCAGGATATTCTAGGGTGGAAAACCGCACGTAATAACTGCAATCGGGGAACGCGCGTTGCATCTCGTCGCGCATGGTGGCGGCATTCGCATAGGTGTCATGCCTGCCATATGCCGCAAGGATGACAGGATCATGCGCGGCGGTGCGGCGGAATGTGACATAGTACGGCATTAGAGCGATTCCTCTTGGCAATGAACGCTGGCACCCTTGCACTGGTCAGCGATTGAACACTGGCACAACGCGACATACGCGACGATTAGAGCGATTCCGATAACGTAACGCAATGTACTTCCCCCCTATCAATTCACGAATGAAAGAGCTGCACTGACAACCCACAACCCGCCAAAAATCATGCAAACGCCCAAGTCGGGCCGGTCAAAAACGATTTTATCGATGAAATTAAGCACGGCGTTCATGTCTGTCTGTCCTTGTTTGTGTGTTGATGTCATGCCGGGATAACGCCCCGCGCCATGCGATCAAGCTCTATCTGCAAAAAACTGCAAACATAAGCAACCATACGTACGCCGTGCCCGGCGTGGCCGATGTCCGGGTTTTCCCTATATGCCGTAAATTGCGATTTAAGCCCCATACAGACGTTTTTGCGGAAAACGGCACTCTGGCCCATAAAAAATAATCTTCACGAATTGTTCCGGTTTCGTTCTGCTTTGTTCTGTTTTCGCGTTGCTGACGTTGCGCGGTGGGGCCGTGCATCTTTTGCAGCGTTTGCATCTTTTGGTGCAAACGCTGCGTGGTGCATACGCATCTTTTGCATCGGCTAGGTGGGGTTAGAATGTTCCATTCTACCCCTAGACGATGCAAACGATGCACGGCGGTGTAACGGTGTAAAAGTGGCGGTGTAAGTGATGCGGGAATTTCTATGGAGTTGCGTTGCAATGTGGTATGCAATTCGAACCGGACAGGCTCCATTTAACCTGCCCGGCTCTTGACCCTCGAACAAGTAAGGTTGCCCGAATGTCCAAAACCTATGATGCGGCCCCACCCTCGAACAAGCAAGCTATCGCGGCAATGCTTTGCTTTCATGACTATGACCCACCCGTAGGCGCTTCGTACACATTGCCGGATTGCGGTCAGACGTTCACGGCTATCGCCGTTCGCGATGTCCCAAGGGAGGGGAAAGCGCCTAGCCGTCTGGTCATGTGGCGCGCGCCGTGTGCCGTGTGCCAAGAGCCGTTCACATGGGAGAGCCGCCGATCCTTCGCCTATTCCCGCCGGACGTGTGCGGCGCACGCTAACCAATACAAGCGGGTTGCGGTTAGCAAAAGCGTCAAGCAGCGCCATCAATCTAGCTTTGGCACGATTGAACAAGTGGTGCTCGAAGTGGTGGGCGCAATGGCGCTGGCGCAAGACAGCGCACGCGCCTCGGACATTGCCGCGATTGTCGCCCCGATGTTGCCGGGCAGGATCGATGGCAAGAGGGACACGCGACGGCAATCGGCCATGCGTGCCATCAAGACGCTAGCGCAACGTGACGCCCCGGTGATCCGGATTGCGGGGGATGTTGTAACCTTCGCCTCGTGAGGTTAAATTGCCGGGCATGACAGCGAAAGGAATGCCCGGCAATGAATACCCCACCAGCACGAAACCCACGCTCTAAGCGCACGCCTGCCATAGAGGCGAATATCATCGAACGGATTGCACGGGGCGAAACCATAAGCGCCGCTTGCCGTCAAAACGGGATTGAGCCGCGCACTTGGTCCGATTGGCTCGAGGCAACCCCCGCACTGGCGCAAGCGCACGCGCGTGCGATAGAGCTAGGCCACGACGCAATGGCAGAGGAATGCATCGCCATCGCCGATACGCCCATTGCCCGGATTGTCGATACGGCGGGGAACGCCCGCTACGATAGCGCCCACGTTGCAAGTCTTAAGCTGCGCACCGATACGCGTATGCGCCTGCTCGCCAAGCTGTCGCCCAAGTACGCCGATAGCAACCGCGTGGAGCTGACCGGCAAAGACGGCGGGGCGATTGCCATCGACAACAGCGCCGCCGTTACAGAGCTTGTGGCGCTGGTGCGCGCGGCCAAGCGGGATAGCGCGCCCGGCGCGTTGATCGATGCGCCACCTAAGGCATTGCCCGGCGCGACGCGCGACGCGCCCTAACGCCACGCCCCGCCCGGCGCGCACCGCGACGCGACGCGGCATTGTGCAACGCGCGTGGCGTTGCGTGGCGCGTTGCACCGCGCCATGCGCGGTGCGCGCCTAGGGCATTGCGCCTTGCCTCCCATGCCGTGCCCGGCGCGTTGCGCGACGCGTCGCGACGCGATGGACTAGGTACCATTGGCCGCTAAGCCCTTGAAACTATGGGCTTTTCATGAAGGGGGTGGGGGCCGAAAAGGCCGGGGGGTGGCGTGGCATTGCCAGCCCACGCGCCAAATTTTTTGCATATTTGCAAAATAAAGCAGCTACTTGTAAAATTCTACAAGTACAAAGCAACACGTGCCCCCCGGCCCCTACCCACCCCCTCCTATTTGCAAAAAAGCGCAACACCCCCTCGGGTTTGACAAAAGGGTGCCACCCCCCTATATTTTTTTTGCGGCGCTGCTCCTCGTGCGAGCGGTGAGCATGGAGCACACGTTAATGGCCCTCGATCTGAGTGCTTTGGAATCTCTGGACGAAAGCACCCTCGGGGGGTGGTCGGCAGAGGACGTGGCTTACCTGCTTTGGCAGACCAAATGGGCGATGACAGCTCGTCCAAATCAGCTACCCCCCGAGACACTGTGGACTGAAACCGGTTTTATGGCCGGTCGCGGGTTCGGTAAAACGCGCGTGGGCGCTGAGTGGCTTGGAGCAGCGTCGTTCGAAGATCCCGATGCGTTCCCCTCGGCTGTGATCGCGCCGACCTACGGGGACGTGAAGTTTACGTGCTTCGAAGGGCCGGCGGGGCTGCTGAATGTCATTCCGAAGGAGTTGATCGTACGGTACAACTCGTCGGACATGATTATCGAGATGAAGACGCGCAGCGGCAAGACAACCACAATTCGCGGATTTACGGCGGAAAAGCCCGAGCGACTGCGCGGGCCGCAGCACGCGCGGATCTGGGGCGATGAGTTGTCTTCGTGGGCCTACGACGAGGAGACGTGGGACATGGCCATGATGGGTCTGCGACTTGGTAATAATCCGCAAATACTGTGGACGACGACGCCGAAGCCAAAAGAGTTGGTCCGCAAACTCATCGAACCGAAGAAGGGCCGGTTCATCGTGCGCGGCTCGACGTTCGAGAACAAGGCGAACCTGCCGGATAGCTTTTTTGCGCAGCTGGAGCAGTACGAGGGCACGACCCTCGGGCGGCAGGAGTTGTACGGCGAGTTGATCGACCCGGAAGAGAGCGGCATCATCAAGCGGTCGTGGTTCAGGCTGTGGCCGGCGAAGAAGCCGCTGCCGCAGTTGGACTGGATCATCATGTCGATGGACACGGCGTTCACCGAGGCGACGTTTGACAAGAAGAATGGCGCCGACTTCTCGGCGTGCGTCGTGATGGGCGTGTTCCAGCAGGACGGCGTGGCCAACCTGATTATGCTCGACTGCTGGGCTGAGCAGCTGGGGCTGCCCGAGTTGATGAAGCGGGTGAAGCGCGAGTTGCAGAACCGGTACGGCGACGACGAGGACACGGCGGTCATCCGGCCCATGTTCGGGTCGGCCAAGCCGCTGACCAGTGGCCGGGCGCCAGACATCCTGCTGATCGAGGACAAGGGGTCGGGCATCTCGCTGCGGCAGATGCTGGCGCGCGAGGGGATCGAGGCGTACGCCTACAACCCCGGTCGTGCGGACAAGCTGAGCCGGCTGCACATCGTGTCGCCTGTGTTCGCCCAGCGGCGCGTGTGGCTCCCTGAGAGCGACAAGTTCAAGGGCCGGCCCAAGACGTGGATCGACCCCATGCTGGCTCAATTGTGCGCATTTACGGGCGCCGGCTCGATCAAGCACGACGACTACGTCGACGCTGTGTCGCAGGGCGTGCGTCTATGCCTCGACAAAGGGCTGGTAAGTACGGTAAAAGCCGCCGAAGAGCGAAACCGCAGGGCCGACGACGAGGAGCGCCGGTCCGCCCCCCGTGAGTACCAGAACCCTTACGCCGCCTGAAGGATAGATGATGGACGACGAAAACGACGCGCTTCCCGACTACGGCGATCTGAGCGGCGACACGCAGGCTGAAATCGCGTTCATGGACGATGACGACGATGGCGACGTCACCGAGAACGAGGACGGCAGCGCTACCATCCGCGTGAGCGAGGATGACGAGGACGAGCGCACCCCCGACTTCTACCGCAACCTCGCCGAGGACATGAGCGAAGGCGAGTTGGGCGACATTGCCGCCGAGTACCTCGACCTCATCGAGAAGGACCGGGAAGCGCGCAAGAAGCGCGACGAGCAGTACGAAGACGGCATCCGCCGCACCGGGCTGGGCGACGACGCACCGGGCGGTGCGCAGTTCCAAGGCGCCTCGCGCGTCGTGCATCCCATGCTGACCGAGGCGTGCATCGACTTCGCATCGCGGGCCATGAAGGAACTGATGCCGCCGACGGGCCCGGTGAAGGATCTGATCGTCGGCGACGTGACCGTCGAGAAGGTGCAGAAGGCCAAGCGCAAGACCGCGCTGATGAACTGGCAGCTTACCGTCCAGTCGACCGAGTTCCGCGCGGAACTGGAGCAGCTGCTGACGCAGGTGCCGCTGGGCGGCGCGCAGTACCTCAAGACGACGTGGAACAACTCGCGCAACCGGCCCCAGTTCCTGTTCGTCGCCATCGACGATATGTACCTGCCGTTCGCTGCGACCAACTTCTACAGCGCGCAGCGCAAGACGCACGTCCAGTACCTGACCACGCTCGACTACGACCGCAAGGTCAAGAGCGGCATGTACCGCGACATCGACGTCATCCCGCCGGGCTCAGAGCCTGAGCGGTCGGACGTCGACAAGGCCAACGACAAGATCGAAGGCCGCTCGGAGAGCAGTTACAACGAGGACGGTCTGCGCACCGTGTTCGAGATCTACGTCACGACCACGCTGGACGATGACGACGAGGCGTCGCCCTACATCATCTCGGTCGACAAGACATCGCGCACCGTGCTGTCGATCTACCGCAACTGGGACGAACTGGACGAGACCCGCGAGGAACTTCAGTGGTTCGTCGAGTTCCCGTTCATCCCGTGGCGCGGCGCGTACCCGATTGGGCTGCCGCACATCATGGGTGGCCTGTCTGCGGCTGCCACAGGCGCCCTGCGCGCCCTGATGGACAGCGCGCACATCCAGAACGCTCCGACCATGCTGAAGCTGAAGGGCGGGTCGCGCGGCGGCCAGTCGCTGAACATCCAGCCGACGCAGGTCGAGGAGATCGAGGGCGGCCTCAACATCGACGACATCCGCAAGATCGCGATGCCGTTGCCGTTCAACCCGCCGTCGCAGATCCTGATGGAACTGCTGGGCTTCATCACCGACGCGGCCAAGGGCGTCGTCCGCACGTCGATGGAAGACGTGGCGTCCGAGATGCAGGCCGACACGCCCGTCGGCACGACGCTGGCGCGCATGGAGCAAGGGATGGTGGTCTTCTCGGCCATCCACGCCCGGCTGCACGACGCGATGGCGCGGCTGCTGCGCGTGCTGCACCGGCTCAACGGCATGTACCTCGACGATGACGACATCGAGCATGAAGTCGGTCAGGAACTCGCGACTCGTGGGGATTTCGAGGGGCCGCTCGATGTGGTGCCCGTCAGCGACCCGAACATCTTCAGCGAAGCCCAGCGCTACGCTCAGGTGCAGGCGGTGGCCCAGCGGTCGCAGATCGTCCCGCAGCTGTACGACCTGCGCAAAGTCGAGCAGCGCATCCTCGAGACGCTGAAAATCCCGAACCCGCTGGAGTTGCTGGCGCCGACCACCGAGCCCAAGGAGCAGAACGCGGTCAACGAGAACGTGACGGCCACTATGGGCCACACGATCTTGGCATTCCCGGAGCAGGACCACATCGCCCACCTCAAGGCGCACCTGAGCTACATGCTCAACCCGGCGCTGGGCTCGAGCCCGCTGATCGCGCCGGCATACATCCCGATCATGCTCAACCACATCAAGGAGCACATCGCGTTCTGGTACGCCAGTGGCGTATTCCAGCTGGGCAACGAGGTGTCGGGCGGCAACATCGCGGAAGACATGCGCGACATGAAAGATCCGAAGGATCGTCAGGCGTTCGACCGGATGCTGGCCGAGGCGTCGCAGACGGTCAGCGAGGAGGCTCAGGCGGTCTTCACCCAGCTGCCGGCAGCCATCAAGCAGGCGCAGCAGACGTTGCAGCAGTTCATGCCGCCCCCGCAGATGGACCCTGCGGTGCAAGTCGCGCAGCAGCAGGTTCAGATGCAGGACCGCAACAACCAGCAGCGCAACCAGATCGAGCAGCAGAAACTCGCGCAGGCAGCCGAGCAGGCCCAAACTCAGGCGCAGTTCAACCAGACCAAGGCGGCCACGCAGGCCCAACAGACCCAGACCAAGCTGGATCAGGCTGCCCAGAACTCGCTGCGCAACGCCGCAATCGAGGCCGCCAAGGAGCACGCGGTCGACGAGCGCGAACGTATGGACATGGACGCTCGAGCGGCTATGAATACACAAGACAACAGCACGTCCGTACAGATCGCGCTGATGGACCACGCGCACGCTCAGGCGATGGAGGCTTACAAGCCTGAGCCTACGAAGCTTCCCGAGTAAGGAGACGACATGACTAACACCGACTCCCTGATGGCCGCTGAAGCGGAAAGCGCGGCCAACGCGACGGCGCCGCGTGTCACGCTGGAAAGCATGACGGCGAAGATCGTCAGCGAAACATACTACCGCCACAGCCTGCTGACCATCTGCGTCCTCGAGATGGAAAACGGTTTTTATGTAGTGGGCGAGAGCGCGCCGGCCAGCGCAGCGAACTACGATGCCAATCTTGGCAACAAGTTCGCCTACGAAAACGCCATCCGCCAACTCTGGAAGTTGGAAGGGTATTTGCTGCGAGATCGTCTCGCGGCAGCGCAGTGAAGGAACTGAACATGGCCAAGAATGACACCAAGGGTAAACCGGTTTCGGAAGATGCTATGCCGCTGCACAAGGCAATGGCTATGGGCAAGCCGGTCGAAACCGGCGCAGGCAAAGGCGCTTTGGGCGGCAAGTCGCCGTCGAAAAAGACCCCTGCGTGAGACAGATTGAGCCGCTGCTCCAACGCTTGAAGACAGCGCAAGCCCAGCTTGCGAAAGAAGCGCTGGAGCAGCCTCGATCCAACGATCTGTTCGAATACGGGCGGGTCGTTGGAATGTACGCGGGCCTCGAGCACGCGGCAAACGTGTTGATTGATCTCGTGAGAGAGACCGAGGAACGCGGATTTAGCCTGTAAACTTGCAGATGGAGCACACATGCAAGAGTATATCCTGAACAAGGTCAACATCAGCTACGATAGCATCGACGATGCGTTCCCTGATGTCGATCCGAACTGCATCCCGTGCGGTTCCAACATCGTCGTACAGCTCAAGCGTTCGAAGTCTGTTACCGCCGGGGGCATCATTCTGGTGGCCGACAGCAAGCAGACCGAGCAGTGGAACACGCAGGTTGCCAAGGTCGTGCGTGTTGGCCCCTTGGCCTACCGCAGCCGCGACACGATGGCCCAGTGGCCTGAAGGCGCTTGGGTCAAAGCGGGCGATTTCGTGCGCGTCCCCAAATACGGCGGCGACCGCTGGACGGTTGCCATCGGCGAAGACGAAGACGCCGAGATCCACTTCATCATGTTCAACGACCTCGACGTGAGGGCCATCGTTCCTGATCCGCTTTCGATGAAAGCGTACATCTAAGCGCAGTACATTGCTGCCAAGCAGAAAGGAGATGCAATGTCCGACATCAATCTGAACGAGCACGACGATGATGAAGATCTCATCATCACCGAGAACAACGACGACGACGATGATGGAGATGGCGACGAGCGGCTAGGCGATAACGCCGACGACAGCGAAGACGACATTCTCGACGGCGACGAGGGCAGCGAAAGCAGCAACAGCGCCAAGAACGCGAAAAAGCGCAAGAAGCAGAAAGAGCTTCGTCGTCGCGCCAAGGAAAACGCAGAGCGCGAACTGGCGTTCCTGCGCCAGCAGAACGATGACCTCGTCCGCCGGGTTCAGGCTGTCGAAGGCCACGCTGTCAACGCCAACGTCTCGCAGCTTGACGCACAGATCGCGCAGGTCCAGCAGGAGATCCGCCAAGCCGAGTACATCATCGGCAAAGCCGTTGAGGCCGGCAACGGTTCCGACGTCACGGCGGCGATCCGGCTGCGCGACGAAGCCAATGCCAGAGCCTACCAGCTTTCGCAGGCCAAGCAGCAGGCCGAGAACCTCCACAAGCAGGTTGTGGCGCCGCGTGCTGATCCGCGCGTTGCCACCTACGCCAATGAGTGGCACAAGGCCAATCCTTGGTACAACCCCAACGGCGGCGATGAGCAGAGCCTCATCACCAAAGCGGTAGACAACGCTATGGCTGCCGAAGGTTGGAACCCTGCAACGGAGGTGTATTGGCACGAACTGACCAAGCGAGTGGCCAAACGGATCGGATCGGAAGAGAAAGTGCAGAAGGTCGATAAGGCGGATAAGGCCAAGAAACGGCAGGCTCCGCCTATGGGCACAGACCGGGAAGATAGCCGCCAAACCAAGCGCGGTGAAATTTCTATTTCAAAAGAACGAAAAGATGCTATGATCGAGGCAGGAGTATGGGATGACCCCGTACTTCGCAAACGCTACGCTAAAGCGTATCATGCCTACGACCGTGGTGCTTCTCGCTGATCGCAACGAAGGAGTGAGATAACATGGATCTGGATGAACGCCTTAAGAAGGACGATGGTGCCAGTCGGCGCAGCCGCGCTCTCGATGACCGGAAGGTGACCGAGAACCGGGCTATCAGCGATGACGACCGGCTCGTTATGTTCCAGCAGCAGATGCACAATGACGTACTGCCTGATATTCCGGAAATCCCCGGTTATCACGTATGCTGGCTTACGACCACCAACCCGAGTGATAGTATCCAGCGGCGTATGCGACTCGGTTACGAGCCGATTACAGCTGCTGACTCGCCCGGTATGGAGTTCGCCACTATCAAGACCGGCGACTATGTCGGTATGATTGGCGTCAACGAGATGCTCGCGTTCAAGCTTCCTGTTCAGCTGTACCAAATGTACATGAAGGAAGCCCACCACGACGCCCCGTTGCGTGAGGAGAACAAACTTGCTGATGTGGCAGATATGCTTCGTGAGCAGGCCAACCGTTCCGGCTCTGTGATTATCGAAGGTGATGGAAACGCAGACATTCGTCAATCCGCCCCTGCTCCGATCTTCCAGTGAGAGCGGGACAATTGATCTTCCTTCCGAGGTAAACAGCCATGTCTACTGTTTCTGCCCCGTTTGGCCTCCGCCCCAGCTATCATCCGTCGGGGGTCATTCGCCCCACGATGTACTCGATTGCTTCGGGCTACGCGGTCAACATCTACGGTAACCAGCCTGTGCGTATCGCTCCCGCCACTACCGGCGGCGAAACGCAGGGCACTGTCGTTGCAGCCGCTGTCGGCGCTGCGTTCATCGGCACCTTCTCGGGTGTTGAATGGACGGACACCGATGGTCGTCTTCGCGTCTCCAACAAGTGGACCGCGTCTACGGCAACCCAAGCCAACACCGACGTGCGTGCCTATGTCACGCTGGACCCGGCTATCGTTTACGATATTCAGGCCAACGGTTCGCTGACTGCTGCCGCCATCGGGTCGCAGTACAACACGACCGCCATCGGCACCGGCAACTCGTCGGTCGGCGTCTCGCAGATGATGCTGGACACCGCCACGTCGGGAACCAACGCGCAGCTTCGCGTCATCGGCCTTACGCCGGGACCGGACAACGCTTGGGGCGACAACTACACCATCGTTCAGGTCCAAATTAGCGAACATCAGAACGTCGCTAATGCGGCCGCTTATTAAGGGAGGGCTTGAGTCATGGCTACCCCAATGCGTTCAACCGACTTCCGCTCTATCGTCGAGCCTATCCTCAATGAGGAATTCAATGGCATCTACGATCAGCGGACCGACGAATACACGCAGGTCTTCAAGACCTTCAACGGTATTCCTCGCAACTACCACGAAGAACCGGTACTGTTCGGTTTCGGCGCGGCCCCGGAACTTCCCGACGGTATGCCTGTCACCTACCAGTCGGGTGGCGTGCTCTTCATCCAGCGCTACGTCTATCGCGTGTATGGCCTTGCCTTCGCGCTGACGAAAGTTCTGGTGGAAGACGGCGACCACATCCGCATCGGCCAGACCTACGCTCGCCATCTGGCGCAGTCGCTGATCGAAACCAAGGAAACCCTTGGTGCCAACATCCTCAACCGCGCGTTCAACTCCGCGTACGTTGGCGGCGATGGCGTTTCGCTCATCAACACTGCTCACCCGATTGCTAACGGCTCGTTCAGCAACCAGCTCACGACTGCGGCCAGCCTGTCGCAGACCCCGCTGGAACAGATGCTGATCCAGATCCGTAACGCGGTGGACAACAACGGCAAGCGCATCCGCTTGACGCCGAAGAAGATCGTTGCCGGCCCGAGCAACGTCTTTCAGGCTGAAGTGCTGCTCAAGTCGGTCCTGCGTACCGGCACGGCGAACAACGACATCAACCCCGTCAAGTCGATGGGGATGCTGGACGGTGGTCAGGCCAACCTGTCGCGCATCACCTCGACCACCGCTTGGTGGGTCGAAACCGATGCTCCCGACGGTCTGAAGCTGGCCATGCGTCGTGGTCTGGAAAAGAGCATGGAAGGCGATTTCGAAACCGACTCCATGCGCTACAAGGCCACCGAGCGTTACGCGTTCGGCTGGACCGACCCGCGCGGCGTGTACGGCACGGCTGGCGTGTAAGTTACTGATTTTTCAGTAATTTATTTTTCGCTTAAAAGCCCTCCATTGGTGGCTAGGTGTCAACAGCCTACCACCGGTGGGGGGCTTTCCGCGTTATAAGGCTGCATCTAGCCATGCGCGGCAAGTCGTGCTAATGTCCCGATGCTATAGCAACAGTTTCTACCCCTTCGCGAAGGAATAAACTATGTCTCAGACGACTTGGACTGGCCCCCTTGCTTCGGGCACCCTCAACGCCGGCATCGTGGGCGGCCCTAACATCGGTTTTGCTGAACTCGTTCAGTCGGCGACGCTGGCTTTTGACGGCACGCTCGTCCAGAACCTGACCTTCAACCTGCCCGTCGGTTCGCAGATCACCAACATCGTTTGCGACGTTACTACGGCGTACAACAGCGCCACTTCGGCGACGCTGACCGCTGGCACCTCGACCGGCGACACGTCGTATGCCTCGGGCGTCAGCGCCAAGACCGCTGGGCGCACCGTTCCGACGTACACCGCCGCGCAGCTGCTGGCGATGTCGAACATCGGCTCGAACCCCGCGCTCGTGGTGACTGTGACCTCGGTCGGCCAGCCCACTGCCGGTTCGGTTGTCGTCACCGTGCATTACGTGCAGAAGGCCGGCAACTAATTGTCGATAACTGGCGGCGTTCAGGACTGGGCATTCCCAGTCGCGCCGCCAGCTAAATCAGAGGATTTGACATGGCTGATGCGGTAGCTTCGCAGGTGATTCAAGACGGTGAGCGCTTGTTCATCGGCAAGTACACCAACATCTCCGACGGCACGGGCGAAACCGCAGCCGTGAAGATCAACGTCTCGGCGTTGAATTCCGACTCGTTTGGCCGTCCGTGCAACGGCGTGAAGATCAACAAGATCTGGGTTCAGACGATCAACATGGCCCTCGACCTGCTGTGGGACGCCACCACCGACGTCCTGTGCGAGTCGTTCCCATCCAACGTGCTATACGAAATGCGCTACCACGAGTTCGGCGGCCTGCCGAATAACGCAGGCGCTGGGAACACTGGAAACGTGCTGTTCACCACTGTCGGCGCAACGGCTGGCAGCCGGTACACGATCATCATCGAAGCCATCAAAACCTACGCAGCGTAAGGGGCCCGACGGCGGTGTTCAGTTTCCAACTTGCTACACCCAAGGCGCAGGCCGATCTGGCTGAAGCCATAATGCCGTTCTTGAACACGGCCCCAGTTACGCCTCCCGTTTCTGGGCCAAGTCCCGCCGCGCCCCAGCCCTCCTCTGAAGGCGCGGCACTGTTGGCCCAGCCGAGGGCACCAATGGCGCAAACGCTACTCGCCCAGCACATGCAGCCTATGCCTTCGGCGCCGGGGTTGGGAAATCCAGCCCCGGCCTTCTCCGTCCAGCCCCAACAGCAGCCACAGCGGTTTGCTGTTGGGGGTCTGGCATCATCGCTGCCATCCGACCCCGAAGATCACGCCAACGCCCAGCAGTTTGTGGACGTTCGCAACCAGCAACTGGCCGATATGGTCGCAAAGCCGATGCGCATGGCCAAGGGCGGGCTGGCGCAGCCCGAAAAACTGACGTACGACAGCCTCACGCCCGAAGAGAAAAACTTCGTCGATTACCATCGCCGCAATCTTGCGGTGATGCCGTTGGTGCGCGACGGCGATACCACCACGGTTTACGGAGGGATCGACGACGTTCCAAACGGCGCTATGCTCCACCCGTACTATGTTCACGGACAAATCGTCGGCCCGCAAGAGGCCATGAATTTTGCTAAAACGTCGGGCATAAACTTCCCGGTATACCCGGACGTCAAGACCGCTGAAGCACGAGAACAAGCGATCCACAAAGACATCATCGAACCAGACACGCAGCGTTACGCCAGCGGCGACACCAGCTGGCTGGACGGGTACGCCAAGGGCGGCCTAGCCGTCCGTGGCCGGGGTAGGTGACGTGAAAGGTTACAAAGACACCACCAAAACTCATTACGCCACCGGTGGCGGAGCGTGGACCCGCAAAGAGGGCAAGAACCCAGAAGGCGGTCTCAACGCCAAAGGCCGCGCGTCATTGCGCGCGCAAGGCCACGACATCAAGCCCCCGGTCAGCGCAAAGCAGGCGGCAAAATCCCCAAAGGCAGCTGCTCGGCGCGACAGCTTCTGTGCTCGCATGAGCGGCATAGAGGGGCCTATGAAAGACGAAAGCGGCAAGCCCACGCGCAAGGCCCTCGCGTTGCGGAAGTGGGACTGCTGACATGAGCGGATTCGCGGTAAAACCGGTTTGGGACAAGAAACGCCCGGCCAAATTGGGCAAACCAAAAAGCCTATCGGTGAAGCAGAAGAAATCTGCTAAAGCAAAGGCAGCCGCTGCGGGGCGCCCATACCCGAACCTCGTCGACAACATGGCGGCGGCCCGCAAAAAAGGATAAGGCAATGGACGGTTTCAAGAACACCACCAAGACCATGCGTATGCAGGAAGGCGGCTCGTGCTACGCCAAGGGCGGCAAGGTGTCTAAAGCCAAAGTTGCCACAGTCATGCACGAATGGGGCAAAGGCGATCTGCACAGCGGCTCGGCCAAGGGCCCCAAAGTGTCGAACCAGAAGCAGGCTGTCGCCATCGCGCTGAGCGAAGGCCGCAAGGCCGCGAAGCCGGTTCACAAAGCCAACGGCGGGGAAATCAAGCCGGTCGGGCGCGACGCGAAGGTCGGCAAAGCTACCGGCTACCCGATGGAAGGTGGGAAGTTCGAGGCGGTTGGCGCCCCGATCAAGAAAGCCACCGGCGGCTATCTCAAGAACGCCCCGTCCGACTCGATCCACGAAGCGCACCAAATGGTTCGCTCGAACCCGGATCTGGCGGTCCGGGCTGAGCGTCTCAATGACCTCGGCCAGATCCGCAAGGCTTTGGCTCTCAAGCCCGACGTGGAATCGCGGCCCAGCCTTGTTGGCCTGAAGAAGGGCGGCAAGGTTATGCGCAAGGCCGATGGCGGCCCGATTATGGCGCCCCAAACCCCCGGCGCCGTTACCGTGGCCCCTGAGGCTTCGGTGATGCGCAACCCCGCAGTGGCGAAGGCCGTCGTCCGCAAAGTGGTGGCGGACAGCCTTGCCCGCAAAATGAAGCAGCCGATGGGCAAGCCCGGCTTCAACGCCACCCCGATGATCGGCGCGCCGGCCCCTACAGCAACGCCTATGGGTTTGAAAAAAGGCGGAGCAGCCAAACGGGGCTGCTAACGCTTGGCTTGTTGCGGGCCGTTATTTGCGGTAATACAGATCAGCCAGAGATGCCTGCTTCTGGTGGCGGGCTGCGGGCCATAAACAGCGAGCATGGTTGATGGCATACAGCGGAACCGTTTCACAGACCAATTTCACGACTGGTCGCATCATCGACAACGCCATCCGGCGTTGCAAGATCCCTGCTGCCCAGATCAGCGGCGAATACATCGAAATCGCCAACGACCAGTTGTACCTGCTGCTGTCGGACCTGACCAATCAGGGCGTGCCGCTGTGGACCATCGAAAAGCAGATCATCCCGCTGTATCAGGGCGTGGGCGACATCTCGCTCGACACCAGCGTGAACGACATCCTCAACGGCAACTTGCGGTACCTGCTGCAAGTTAGCGGCTCGGACACCGACACGTCGACGATCCACAGCACCAATTTCGGCCTGCCGACGTTCGTCACGACGGTGGGGGTTCTGTGGTCTCAGGCGGCGGTGCCAATCGCTATCGAGCGGTCGTACGACTTCTTCATCTGGGAAACGATACAGACCGAAACCCCTTCTGCCGGCGCAGGAGAGTGGACGTGGTACGATCTGACCAGCAGCGTCGCCACGCAGTATTTCCGCATTCGTGCGCTCAGCGGCACGTTGGGCTTCAGCCAGATCTACTACGGCAACACACCCACGGAAATCCCGCTGGCGCGCATGAACCGCGACGATTACACCAACCTGCCGAACAAGTATTTCCAGTCGAATCGTCCGCTGCAATACTGGTTCGACCGCCAGATCCCGAGCCCCATTATGCATATGTGGCCGGTGCCAGACATCAGCGCGACCGTGATGCAGCTGGTGCTGTGGGTGCAGCGGTACATCATGGACGTCGGTTCCATGACACAGAACCTCGAGATCCCGCAGCGCTGGTACGAAGCCATTGTGGCGTGTCTGGCCGCTAAGCTGGCGCTGGAGATCGTTGAAGTCGATCCGCAGATGATCCCGATGCTCGACGCCAAGGCCGCGCAGGCGCTGTCCATTGCGCAGGCTGAAGAGCGCGACAACTCGCCGATGATGATCTCGCCGAACATTTCGATGTATACCCGCTGATGGCGAAAGAGCGCGCATACAAGCTGAAAAGCCCGGACAAGTGGAAGGGCAAAGAGCCGTACAAGGGCGGGCGCATGGTGTGGATGTCGCCCGACGCCTTCCTGTCGCGCGTCCCGCCGCTGCTCAACACGCCGTCTGACACGAAACTCATCGAGCAGAAGCACCGGAAACTGGCGGCGGGCGAGAAGATGAAGCCTCTGGCCATCTACTCGAACGGTATACCCAATGGGCGCCACCGCGCGACGGCAGCCAAGGCGCTCGGCATCAAGCGCGTACCGGTGTTGGTCGGGGGCAAAGAGCCGCCGAAGTTTAACCCAAAACTCGCCGTCAAAGGGGTCAAATAATGGCCGTTTATCTCGACACTCGGGGCCGTTCCACGCTGGGCATCGGCCTGTGCGGTCGGTGCAGCCGGAAGATGAGCATCGACGATCTGTACGATGACCCCAACTTTCCGGGCCTTAAGGTGTGCTTGCTTGACCGCGACGAGTACGATCCGTACCGTTTGCCGGCGCGGCAGCCCGAGGTGATCGCGCTTCGCTTTGCTCGGCCAGACGTTCCGCTGGAGACCAATCCGCTTGGCCTGCCTACGGAAAACGACAACTACTACATGACGGCTGAAGACTCGCAGGATTATCTGGAACCGTAATGACCACACCTCCGTCAAACCTCGTCCCGACCCGGCTCTCGCAACTTCCCGAGTACCAAGGGACAGACACGACCGGATACCTGCCGTACACGTACGGCGGCGTGACGTGGAAGGTCCAGTTCTCGCAGCTCGCCAGCGTTGGCGCGGTGCCGTCAACGCGCATCATCGCCACCGGGACCGGGCTGTCGGGCGGCGGCGATCTCAGCGCGGATCGCACCATCTCGATCACACCCGGCGGTGTGGGCGCGACGCAATTGTCGGCCACCGGTGTTTCCGCAGGCACGTATGGCGACGCGCTGCACGTCCCCGTCATCACGGTCGATGCGACGGGCCGCGTCACCAGCGCATCGACCGTAGCGACGTCCATCACGGGCTACGTGCCGACAAGCACGCAAGTTATTGCAGGTTCGGGTTTGACCGGCGGCGGCGCGCTGACCGGGAATGTGACGCTTAACACCAATTTTTCCAACGCAACGCCTCAAGCTCTCGGAACCGCAACGGCGGGTACCTCGACTGCTGCTGCTCGCGGAGATCACGTACACCCACCCGTGAATCTCGCTCTCAGTTCCGAAGTCCTTGGCGTGCTCCCCTTGGCCTTCGGCGGCACCGGCAACTCGCTGTCTCCGGTTGCCGGTGCCCTCGCTTACTCGACCAGTTCGGGCTTGGCCCTGACCAACGCCGGCAACGCGGGCCAAGTGCTTGTGTCTGCTGGCGGCAGCGCAGCCCCTACGTGGACGACGATCAGCATCACGGGCCCTACCGGCCCGACCGGCGGCACTGGCCCCACAGGGCCCACTGGAGCCGCTTCTACAGCGGTAGGGCCCACTGGGCCTACCGGGCTCACCGGCAACGCCGGGCCTACCGGCGCCGCAGGGGCTAACGGCCCAACCGGTACTTCCGGCCCGACCGGCAGTGTCGGCCCCACGGGGCCCACTGGCGCCACGGGCCCGACCGGGGCCGCGTCTAGCGTACAGGGCCCCACCGGCCCAACGGGCGCGACCGGGGCCGCCGGCCCTACCGGCCCAACGGGTAATACCGGGGCTACTGGCCCTACCGGCCCAACGGGCCTTCAGGGCAACACTGGCCCTACCGGCCCAACGGGTAATACCGGGGCTACTGGCCCAACGGGCCCAACGGGCCTTCAGGGCAACACTGGCCCTACCGGCCCAACGGGTAATACCGGGGCTACTGGCCCAACGGGCGCGCAGGGTAATACAGGCCCAACCGGCCCCACAGGCGCGGATTCCACCGTCGTAGGGCCTACCGGGCCAACGGGCGCTACCGGGGTCGCTGGGCCCACCGGGCCGACAGGGGTTGCGGGCTCAACTGGTCCGACTGGCCCGACAGGCACGGTTGGGGCAACGGGGCCGACGGGCGCTACGGGGCCGACTGGGCCTACCGTATATCCGGGCGCAGGAATTGCCAACTCCACCGGCACAAGCTGGGGTACAAGCTATGGGGTCACCGGAACTGGCACCACCGTTGTCCTTCAGGGCTCGCCAACGATAAACAACCCGACGTTCAACAACACGGCTCAGTTTACACCGAACGCGTCCACGCCCACGGCTGCAACCGGGCTGACATATTTCAGCCAAGGAAACGATGCGTTCACGGTGGTCAATGCGACCGGCGCGACCGAATACATGAACCGCTCGGTGCTGATCCGGGTACACAATGCTACTGGCTCGACAATCGCTGCTGGTAAAGTTGTCTACATCAACGGAAACTATGTAGGCCAGTACCCAACGGTTGCGCTTGCCCAAGCCAACTCGTTCTCGACCATCGTAGCTATCGGCATCACCAACGCCGCTATCGCCAACAACACCAACGGCTATGTGACGCTCTCTGGCCTTATTACCGGCATCGACACTTCGGCGTATACGGCGGGCACTGATCTTTTCCTTTCGCCCACGACCGCAGGCGGGCTGACGTCTACAGTCCCAAACACACCGAACTATTGCGTTCAAATCGGCGTCGTCACCAACTCGTCTACCAACGGGTCGATGATCCTTGTCCCGGTCTATCTGAGTGTTCCGGCTACCAACGTAGTTGGATCGAACCTTGTGCTCGGCATTCAGGGCTCGTCGCAAGGGACGATCCAGCTCTATAACACCGCTGGCGGGGCGTACTCCACCACACTGGCGTCCAGCAACAGCGCGACGGCGGCTTACACGCTGACGCTTCCTGTCAACGCTGGCACCAACGGCTATGTGTTGAAGACGGACGGAGCCGGTAATACGTCTTGGGTGGCCCCCGGATCAGGCCCTACTGGCCCAACCGGGCCTACGGGAACCGCAGGAACTAACGGCCCTACCGGGCCTACGGGAACCGCAGGAACTAACGGCCCTACCGGGCCTACGGGAACCGCAGGAACTAACGGCCCTACCGGGCCTACGGGAACCGCAGGCGCTACCGGCCCGACCGGCCCTACGGGAACCGCAGGCGCTACCGGCCCGACCGGGCCCAC